TATTATAAAAAAGGACTTACCAAGACATGAACTTCTAAACAGACTTCCACAATATGCCGGGTTAATTAAGCGTGCCAGTGGTGAGCAAACATATGACTACCTTACCGAGCGTGACGTTGACGATGAAAACTCAATCCAACTGGATGACATGGAGCAGCCAACAAAGCCAGATGGTAGTGAAGATGATATGTTACCGTATTATGAAGTCTATGAGCCTATCAGAGTACCATATTATAATCTGTTTGTACGGATCGCTCCACCTGAATCGGAAGTTGCTTCAGCTAAAGAACAGATTGATTTAGAATTAGAGAAGCTTGCCTCCGAGTTAGAGGTAGCATTCTTGGAAAAGGAACGTGAGCTAAGAGCTCAGCTTGAGCGTGGCGAGATAATTAAGGAACGCTATGATCTTGAATTAACAAAGTCACGTGCAATGATAGGACAATCACTGGAAGAGCAACGCTCTATTATGTATAACCGCATAATGGAAGAAGCTTCTAAGGTAGAGCAACGTGTTGTTACCGAGGAAGAGTATAATGAATTAAAGAAATTAATTAGTAGCGATATAGTTTCTGCTACCCCCTATAATGAACGTAAGGTAAAGAAGACCTGTGTCGTTGGTGATAGAATGTTGTATGAGCAAATTCTAAACATAACCAGTTCCCCGTTAATACCTATCCCCTATCTCCACACTGGTTCACCATGCCCCATGTCTGCTGTCCAACCATTAATCGGAAAGCAGCGTGAGATTAATAAAGCTCACCAGATAATGATCCATAATGCCAATCTGTCGTCTAATTTAAGATGGTTATATGTGGAAGGTGAGCTGGATGAGGATGAATGGGAATCCTACTCAAGTTCCCCAAGCGCATTACTTAAATATCATCCCGGGTTCTCTGCTAGTGGGCCAAGGGAAATTCAACCACAAAATATTAATAATGCTTTCTTTACAATTGAACAAGATTCAAAGAGTGATCTTGAGTATATCGCTGGTATACAACCACCGTCAATGGGTATGAGTAGCGGCAGCGATGAAACATACCGTGGCTTCTTGGCTAAAGATGAATATGGTACTCGACGGATACGTTCATGGGTATCAAACGTACTCGAGCCTGCCTTAGAGCACATAGGTAGAATATTTCAGGAAATGGCTCAGGACACCTATTCAATCCATAAAGTATTCCGTATTGTGCAACCAAACAATGCTGGTGAATATGACGGAAAGGAAACTGAGATCAATGTTCCGATATATGATGATCTTGGTGAAGAAATTGGCAGATGGAATGACTATGCTTCCAGCCGGTATGATGTTCGCCTAGTAGCCGGTTCAACTCTACCAGTTAATCGCTGGGCCATTGCCGAGGAATACAAACAATACTTTGAACTTGGTGCGATTGATGATATAGCATTCATTCAGGAGATCGATATCAAAAACAAAGAAGCACTGATTGAGAGAAAAGCCCTTGTAAACAGATTACAGGGAGAGATCAAATCCTATGAGGATGAGATAAAACAATTAAATGGTGATATAGAAACATTGCGTAGACAAATCATCCAGAGTGGTATCCGTGATGAGGTACGGCAGGCTGGAGTAGAGGTTGACCGTTCTAAAACTGAAACCAAAATGGCTGATAAATTAATGCAGGAACGTTTACGTGATGAACTCAAATCATTCAGAAGTGAAATGAAAAAAGAGTTTGATGTAATGAAATCACAAATGAAAAACGATTTACAGAAAAAAAATGAAAAAAAATAAATTTTTTACTTGACTTTTGCTAAATAATTTATTATATTATGTTGGGAACCTAGGAGGTTTTAATGTTTTTATTTAAGGAAGATAACTCTACTGGAAATGTAGACTTCGACCAAATCGATGGAAATGATGTCAAACAAGATTTTGACGTTGATGATTTTTTTAACTCGCTAGACAAAAGTGTAGATGGGGCTATCTTCGATGATGGGGCAACACCCGATGTTAAAGAAGATAGTGGTGCGGAGAGCAAACCTGCGCAACAGGATGAGGTAACTGAGTTGCGAAAGGAGCTTGAAACGTACAAGAAGCGTTATGGTGACTCTAGCCGTGAGGCTAAGAGACTGTATGAAGAGAACAAGGAACTTGCTAACTACAAGGAATATGTTCCTCTTTTGAAAGTAATGCAAGATGACCCCGGAGTAGTTAATATTGTGCGTGATTACCTCGAAGGCAACATAGCTCCTAAATCTATTCGTGATGAGCTTGAGTTGCCAGAAGACTTTATCTTCGATGGGGATGAAGCTGTTTCTGATCCGAATTCAGATTCTTACAAGGTAATGGAATCAATGATTGGTCGTATGATGCAAAAGCAGATGCGTAACAGCACTCCAAGGCTACAACCAGCCGAGCAACATACTAATGACGTTGAAAATTCTCTAAATGATTTCAGGGAAAAAATGAAATGGTCAGACGATGAACTCTCCGAATTTGTTGAGTTCGCAAAAAATAAGACACTGACACTCGAGGATATATATTACCTTAAGACACGTGAAAGTCGTGATCGTGAAATAGTGCGCAAATCCAACGAAGAGAAAGAAAAACAATTAAAGAAGATGCGTCAAACTAGCCCATCCCTTAGTTCTGTTGGTGGAGAATCAAGTGGCTCTACGGAAGAGGACGAGATTTTCAAAATGATGAAGGGAATTAATAGTGGTATGAACATCTTCGGAAGTTAATACTTTCTACTTCAAGAGGTAAATTAAATGTTTATGTTTATGTCCGACACACTTACTCTCTCTCAATTTACTGGATTGACTGAGAGTGGAGCTGCGTCAACTGGTTCGACTCTTTCTACTGGTGATCTTCGCCGTAAGTATGACTTTGGTGATAAGGTATCTGAATTATCTATCCCCCAAGACCCATACTTCCGCTTCCTTGCGAAGTTGCGTAAACAACCGGTCAATGACACGCAGTTCAAATTCACGGAAGAACGTCCGTCCTTCCACAAACGATATACATATGTAGTTGCTCATGGTACTAATTCTTCTGTATCCACAACTGCTGATGCAACCGTTACCGCAACTAATATCGCTGCTGGCGATACATATTATTTCAAACTTGGCTCTGACTACAAAACCGCTGGCAACATCGGCAATGTATATGATGCCAATAGTGGAGCACGTTCAAATACGATTGCCATTGGTGCAACCGGGACACGTCCGAACTGGATCTTTGAAGGATTAGTTCTTAAAGTTCCGTTTGGCTCTGACTACCAGACACCCAATGATTTTATCCTTGGTCGTGTGCAGAGTGTAACCTATAGTGGTGAATATGCCATTGTTGAGTTGCTGGTCACCCGAACACTTGGCACTTCTACCAATAATGAATTGCAATGGCTCAGTGCAACAGCACCAATGAGTGCTACCTATGATGTATCCCATGCCAATATTCTTGCTGGGCTTGAGTCCAAAAAGACGTATGCTGCTGGTAATGCATTTGGTAAGGGTAGCGGTTATCCCGATACATGGGCAGATAATCCGTATTCGACCGGGTATGGTCAAACACAGATTTTCAAAACTGCTCTTGGCATGGATAACTCAACACGTGCAGTAGAGTTCCGTTATGCGAGAAACGAAATGGCTCGTCTTTGGATGAACAAACTCGTTGATCACAAATGGGATTTGGAACACGCTGCGTTGTTCTCTAGCCAATATACTGATGCCAGTGGTATTCAGTACACTCAGGGAGCTCTTGACTATATTGTAAAATATGGTAATATCTTCTCGCTCACACATTCATCGAAGACAGCAGATGACTTCCTTGATGATATGAGCCAGTATGTTGATCCTCGGTATAACTCAATGAACGCTACGCTGTTCCTTGTAGACAAATATACCTATAACTGGATGAACAAGCTCTCTGGATACTTTAATAATAACGTACAGATTTCACCGAACTTCCGCACTGAACTTATGTTCAAGGGTGTAAGTGATAAGCTTGGTGTAGCCGTAACTAAATTCTCCACCATTTATGGTGATATGAATGTTGTACATGACCCGCATCTTGACGGAACCGGCGTACACATTATGGCTATCAACCTCAACGGTGTTAAATACCGTCCGTTGGTTGGCAATGGAATCAACCGTGATACTTCTGTATATGTTGGTGTACAGACACTTGAGAACTCTGGTGTTGACAAACGAGTTGACCTGATTCTTACTGAAGCTGGTATCGAAATGTCACTGCCTGAAACTCATGCTGTTTGGAAATCTTAATTAATGACCAAGACTTGATATTAGTTTATCTGGTCGCATAAGGAGAATTTAAATGTTTGCTGTTGACAAATATTATCCCGTTCAGGGGAGCAACAAATACGAAACCGTATCGTTCCCTATGACAAAAGCCTTTACTGTTGATCTTACCAATACAACTGGAGCTACCACGTATGAATTGGTAACATT